AGGGTTTGCGGGGTTTTTCTTTACTTACAATCTTTCAAAAAATTAAAGAAATTAGTGTGTTTTTAAGAAAAATTTGCCCCGAATTTGCCCCGCCATTACCTTGAGATTTCAGCTATATATTGACTGGCAAATTCCATCATATCTCTTTCTTTGTCGGCTTGAGCATGACGGTATACTCTCTTCATGACATTGTCTGAGCTCCAACCACCGGCACGCATAATATAGCTGTCCGGTATGCCGAGTGAGTGAGCCATCGAAGCGTAGTAGTGACGCAGATCATGGAATCTAAAGTGTGGCAAGCCTATACGCTTCTGCAAGGCCGATAGATTATCCCACAGGTTAGTTGGATATCCTGCATAGCCTTTGCCCTGAATACGGAGCAGATCAGCCGTGTAATCGTCTATGTATATCTTCCGTGTAGACTCATCCGTCTTGGCAAAGTTCTTTAGTACAAGTTTGTTATCCTTGTTCTTGACAATGGACTTGTTGATAGCCAGCATATTTCCCTCAAGATCATCGGCAGTCACAGCACATACTTCAGACCGTCTCATACCATATACTCCTAGACGCAGAGCTAATTCATACGATGTACCTTTGGAAGCTTCGAGTATCTTCTTGATGTCGTCATCGGTCGGCTCATATGGCACATAGCGCTCGCCAAGCGGTAAAGTGGTAGTGAGCTTAAGGTCCGGGCGGTACATGGCCACGATAGGCGATATAAAGCCGTGGTAATTCTTTACCGTCTTGGCTTTTCTCTTCAAGGCTATCCTGTTAATTTCTGCCTGCACATCAGCAGAGGACAAGTCTTTCATTGGAATATTCAAAAAATCTTCACTCATCGAACGCACCATAGCATCATATGAGCGCACAGTGGACGGAGAAAGGACATTTTCTTTAATGGCTATATACTGCAAGGCACAGCTCTTAAAAGTTCCCTGTGTGGCGCTGGAAGGGCTTTCGGCATATATCTTAGAAAGTGCCTCGTCAACTTCCCGCTTACTTGGGAAGTGGTCAAATATAATGCGGTGCATCTTTCCGTCAATCATCTTACGGACTCGGTAGCCACTATTTTTTTTCTCAACTTTCATAATTGGTCCTCCTTTTATTTTTATTCTCTGAAACGCATAAAAATTTGTGATATAATATTAATGAGTTAAGAATTGAGTTTAACTCGTTCTCAACTCCTGTTTTAATCTTGAACTCCTTATCAAATTAAAACCCTTTAAATCCTTTCTCATACAAAAAACGCACCGGCAGTCCCCTCTGTCAGTGCGTTTTTTGTATCTAATAACACCTCTTACAGGGAGTAAGCCCCATTTTCTTGGCATCATCTAAAGATATTTGTTTCGGATTTTCCATATTACTACAATTTGAATTTCTGTGATATTTACTTCCACCATCTACATACCACACCATATCAGCCTTATTGTTATCAGATTGCACATTACTGTTATCGGCCTGCACATTACTGTTGTCAGATTGTGCATTATCATTACCAACTTGCGCATTATTTGCACCCTCAGGAGCTGTTTGCAATGATGGTAGCGTATCATTACTCGGCTGGGCCTGCTGCTCAACATCTGATTTAGCTGTCTTTTGCTCGTATTTATCTTGCACGCTTCCGATCCAATGCCATAGTCCGATGCAGATTATGATAATTACAATGAGCATTATTAGGTTCGTGTGGTCTTTCTTGACCTTGACCGGCCGAGGCGGTATGTATTGAGGCGGTATGTATTGGGGTGGTGCTGTATACCTTGGCGGTGTAGTTTGCCTTACCGGCTCCGATAGTGGCTGACCACATACAGGACAGAATGCTTCGTGCTTAGAGTTTACAGCCCCACAGCAAGGACATGTGTCAGAGATTATCTGCCTAGTCCGTGTAGTCTGTTGACGATTAGAACCGGAACTGCTACCGCCGGAAACACTTTGATAATATAATCCGGTACCGGGAGCACCAACTGAGGTTGTGCGCCTACCGGAAGAATTAACTGTATAATGCACGCCTTTACTGCCAAAGGTCATGCCAACACTCTTCTTATTGACATTAAACTTTACACCAGGAGCAATCTTGAAGCTCTTTCTAAATCTCATTCCCATATTAAGACTTCCTTTCTCTGATAGTTTTTAAAAATTCAGCATATTCTAAAAGTCTGTCAAGCTCATCATGCGTATAATCTTTTGATGTGAACTCTATAGTAGTAATGCTTGGGTCGATAATTTTGGTTGTTTTATCTGTCCGGCCAAGTAAATAGTCTATATCTACATTGAAATAATCAGCTATCAGCTCAAGCGTTTCAAAATTGGGTTGTCGTTCTCCACGCTCGTACATATTAATAGAACTTTTTGAGATGTGAAGTGCATCTGCAAGGTCTTGCTGAGTCATTTTCTTTTCACTTCTAAGAAGCTTCAAAATAGTATTAAATTGTGCCATGTATCATACCTCCTTCCTTTGATTGCATTATAGCACGTAATGTGCAAAAAATAAATAAAAATATTACAAAATGTGCTTGACTTCTGAGTACGATACGTGTATATTATAGTTATGCACGAACCGTGCACAACTTAATAGGGAGGTGAAACATTGAGTAGAAACGAAATCGTAGCCGAAAAGCTTGTTAAGCTTCGGGGCGATAAAAGCCGTGAAACGGTTGCAAAGGCTTGTGGAATCAGCATTTCAGCGCTTGCAATGTACGAAAGAGGTGAGCGTATACCAAGAGATGATATTAAAGTTAGGCTCGCAGAATATTACAATCGTTCGGTTAACTTCATTTTTTTTGACCTAAATGAGCACAAAAAGTGCACAAAGGAGGCGTAATGCCAAGAGTCAGAGCATTAACCTACCCGGCAAGGGTAGTGGACAAAAGAAAAGTCCTTGCCAAGAAGTGCAAGCTCCGGCTTGCTGAGTGCGGAGTCAAACAGAAAAAGATAGCCAAACAGCTTGGCATATCAGAGGCAGCAATGAGTACACAACTCAGTGGGAACTTGAGTATAGAGACACTCATAGCCATCGCGGATATGACGGACTGGACACCAGAGGAGCTAGGCAAGGCAATTAAAAACTAAATATTGTGAATTATTCGAGCATTCAGTAGAGGGGCACAGTTTTACTCCTATATAAATTTTTCGATTCAGTTATTGCGTGTAAGTGTATTTTGATTTTGTTACTTTTGGCATACCTCTTGTTGCTATGTGCCCCTCTACTGAGTGCTCGGGAAAGGAGAAAAGCATGAGAAAGAAGATATACGAGACGCTCGGCTATGTCGGCCTTGCTGCGATTATGGTGGGAGCGTGTCTCATCCGGTACAGATACGGACAAGTACTCTTACCACTGGGACTGCTGCTTACTATTCCATGTCTTGTGACAGAACATGAGAATAATTAGCGGATGCAAGTCGGGCACAAGTGGACAGAAGTATCAGAGTGCTGGCGAATATCTCACGGAGACAGTAAAAAAGGCTAAGCCAAAAACCTGTAAGACTTTCGCTGAATGAAAAATGAGAGCAAAAAAATAGAATCCTCGACCGACAAGCTAAGGATTCTATAAAGGGAAAAATCAAATAGATTTTTTTAATTGTAACATGATTTTAGAGATTATTCAATGGAGATGATTATGATTTTAAGAAAATGCAGGCAATGTGGATGCGCTATAGATCCAGGAGAGGGCGTTAACGGAATATGCGAGGATTGTGTTAGACAGTCGAAAGTATTGAAGACCAGAGCCGGACAGCTTGAGGCGCTTGTTAAATGTACGAATTATAAGCAGATGAGCTTCAAAGATTTGGAAGCGAGCTAATCAGAAAGGAAAAAGAATGGCAAGAGAGAAAGAAATAAGGGAGACCCTCGAAAAGGTAATGAAGATTAATGAGGGCAGTTCATATAACACACCATTTGTTCAATTTGAAATATCTGGCGGATATGTCAACAGCCTGTGCGTTACTGTATATCCTGATGGATGGCACGGACTGCATGACACCAAGTCGGACATATACACGGTTTACTTAGACGCATTTAATGATGACGAATACAAGAAGATGCACGAAGAATTAGACAGACTTATCAGAGAAAAGGAGAAAAAATGTTAGAAGTACAAATTGTAAGGAATAACGGAACTATAGATTTTAATTTTGAGGACATCAAGGATGCTCTTGCATCAGAACTCGAGCTTTACAAGAACTTGGTCTTCACAGAAGACACAAAAGCAGATGCAAAGAAGACTGTAGCAGAGCTTAGAAAGCTCAAGAAACAGATCGGTGACAAGAGAATAGAGGTCAAAAAGCTCTACATGCAGCCATACACAGACTTTGAAGCAAAGGTCAAAGAGCTGGACAAGCTCATTAATGAACCAATCGCTTTTATCACTGAGCAGATTGATGCATTCGAGCAGAAGCGCATCGAGGAAAAGAGAGAACTTATCAATGAGATCTACCTTGAGGCTGTATCCGGCAGAGAAGATATAGCAGGATATGCAGAGCTTAACAGAGTGTATGACAGCAAGTGGGAGAATGCATCCACATCGAAGAAGACTATACAGGAATCAATCACCAACTATCTTGATGGTGTAACCAATGACATAGCAGCTATTAAGAACATGGAATCAGAATACGAGACCAAAGCTCTTATGAGATATAAAGAGACCGGTGTACTGTCAGATGCACTTCTCACTATCAGACAGTGGGAAAAGCAGAAAGAGGAAATTCTCAAGGCTGAGGAAGAGAAGCAGAAAGAAGAAATCCTCAAAGCTGAGGAAGAGAAGCAGGCAGAGGCCGAAGCCGATGAGATACTTGATGCACCGGAGCCTGTGGAGGAGTTCATAGAGCCAACCGAAAAGAACGACATTATGAAGTTGACAAGATACGAGGTCAAGGTTGACCCATTCCAGCAGGCACAACTTGAATGCTATATGCAGGAGTGTGGCATCCAGTACAGGAGGTTAGATTAATGGCAGTGCACGAGAAGCTAAAAGAAATACAGACGATGCTTAAAGCACCGAAAAATCTATACAACAAGTATGGCGGATTCTATTATCGAAACGCCGAGTGTATATATGAGGCAGTAAAGCCTCTACTCAACAAGCTTGGCATGACGCTGATAATCAGTGATTCAATTCAAGCTGTAGGTGCGAAGAATTATGTGCAAGCTACTGCATGCCTGACAGACTGTGAGACAGGCGAACAACTCTCTGCCTGCGCACTTGCAAGAGAAGCAGAAGTGAAAAAAGGAATGGATGACTCACAGATTACCGGTACCGCGTCAAGTTATGCGAGAAAGTATGCACTTAACGGGCTCTTTCTCTTAGACGACACCAAGGATGAGGACTCGGACGAGTGCAGGAAGTATAAAGAAAATAAGAGCAAGGCTGAATCAGCAGAACCGACACAGCCAGCAGCTTTCAGGCCTGCGACAGCTCTGCAGATTCACAAGATTAATGAATACATAATGGCCTACGCGGGTATGTGTGAAGGTGCAAGTGAGGGCGATATATGGAACACATTGAAAAAGAAGTACGGCTTTGCCAAGCAGTCAGATATTTCAAAGGAGCTTGCTGAACGGATAACTAAGCAGGTTGAAACTTGGTACAAAAAGAAAAAAGAGGCGTAAATGGAAGTGACAGGAAGAGCTGTCGGAGCATCTATTGACTTCGACAGCGGGCACTTGAGAGTGACCTTTGACATCAACGAGACAGAAAAAGCTAAGACAGAGTATGAGAAGATTAAGAGCTTTGACAAGCTCAAAATCAAGGCAGTCAGATATACACGGCGCCGGTCCCTTGACGCTAATGCCTACTTTCATGTGCTTGTTGGCAAGATAGCCGAAGCTCTGACAATCTCAAAGGCAAGAGCCAAGAATCTTATGATATGCAGATACGGACAGCCTCATGTGCTGCCAAGTGGTGAGCCTCTTATCTACAAGACCAACGCTCCTGAGAGCTACATGTACGAGCTCGAGACAATGCACTGCATAGCTGTCAAGTATGACGATAATGCCACGTTCTACATGGTATACAGAGGCTCACATACATACGATACCAATGAGATGTCTAAACTCATCGACGGCACTGTAGCAGAAGCCAAGGAGCTCGGCATTGAGACTATCACACCGACAGAACTGAAAGAAATGAAAGAGAGGTGGGGAGTGTGAAGAAATCAATAATTGTAGAGGATATGACCAAGTGTGTGCTGTGCGGAAGTCCCAACGTGGAAATCCACCACGCTATACATGGTACGGCCAACCGGAAGGTAGCCGACAAGTACGGCTTAACCATTCCTTTATGCCACGAACACCACTTGGGAGCACTCGGACCACACCTCAACAGAACTGTTGACCTGACGTATATCAAGGCAGCTCAGCGAGCGTTTGAGTCAAAAGTCGGAACTAGAGAAGAATTTAGAAAGCTGTTCGGCAAGAGCTGGCTTTAACGGTTGAAACACCTTAAGAAACTGTTTGGAATTGCGAAATTTTATATCACGACATCAGCAATTGTAAGCCCATGTTATCTCCGGTCTACCCTTTGACCGGAGGGAAAGGAGCGCATGGATTTAGAGAGAATACCGGTCGGGCATCGGAATGCCATGAGCAGACCATCCGACCCGAACGATGATAGACGGCTCCGGGAGCAGATTGAGAAAGCCAACAACAACGGTGATTGTATCATCAATGTTGGAGATGGCTATTATAGACCGGACCCGAACGACATAGAGGATGAAGTTGAGTTCAACGAGTATATGGCTAAGGAGCTTCATCGAGCGAGAGCGATTCAAAAGAAGAGACTCTCAATGAAATTGACATACGAAAGGTGGCGAGAAGTTGGAGTACTTATTAATTATACCGGGCAAGCTGCCGAACCTTAACGACTACATCAGTGCAGAGCGAGCCAATAAGTACAAGGGGGCTAAGCTCAAGGGAGAGTCGGAGGACATCGTATCAAGATGCATCCGGCAGCAGTTGAAGGGGGTACATATTACCAAGCCTGTGAGCATGGCTTATGTTTGGCACGAGCCAAATAAGAGACGAGATCTTGACAACATATCATCATTCGGGCGAAAGGTGATCCAGGACGCACTCGTCAATTCGGGAGTACTTGAGAATGACGGCTGGCAGAACATTAGGGGGTTCAACGATGAGTTCAAAGTCTCAAAGGATGAACCAAGGATAGAGGTCCATATCTTCGAGGTGGAGCGATGAGAGAGAGCATAGTTTTTTATCGGAGTTTCTATGAGGCCATCAAGGAACTGTCTGCGGAAGAGTTCAGAAATGCAGTCATGGCGATAATGGAGTACGGACTCAACGATAGCGAGATTGATACATCCGGTGTAGCCAAGGCAATTTTGATAATGGCAAAGCCTCAGATAGACAAGAATAACAAGCGGTATGAGAACGGTTTGAGGGGTGGAACTAAACCAAAGCAGAACCAAAACGAAACCAAACTCGAGTCAAACTCGAACCAAACTCGAACCAAACTCGAGCCAAACTTGAACCAAAGTGGAACCAAAGCAGAACCAAAACGAACCAACCCCGAACCTAATGTAAATGATAATGATAATGTAAATGTAAATGATAAAGAGAGTGAAGAGAAAAAGCCCCGCTTTTACCCACCCACCCTCGAAGAACTAAAAAAATATATCGATGACAACAAGTACAACGTAGATCCTGAGCGATTCATTGATTATTACACAGCCAACGGCTGGACTGTTGGCAAGAATCGCATGAAAGACTGGAAAGCAGCTGTTAGAAATTGGGACAGAAGCCAGAAATCTGGCGGACGGATGAGGCAGGAATCGACCGCCAAAACCAAGTTTAGCAACTTTGAGCAGAGGTCTTATGACTACACTGCACTTGAGTCAGCGCTAGGAGGCGCAAATGAGCAGACAGAGTAGACAGGGGCGTATGAATGCCCGCTACTGGCAGAATGAGGTACAGAAAGCTCAGCTTGGCGACAACATAGCCAACCACATGGCATATATCTTCATGGAGATACTGTACGACAAGTTTGACCTGAGCTTCAGACAGCTTAAGAACTTCTACGACAGGGTAATCGAGCGGCGCAAGAAGTGGCAGAACGATGATGATCAGGAGCTGACATCAACCACGATGCTTGAATACTGCCAGAAGAGAGACATCAAGGTAGTCGAGTGGGTAAAGAAAATCCCAATGAGCCACAAGCTATATATGGCTGACATTGGTAAGAATAGAGCAGTACTCGGAGCTGACCGAAACATAGAGTCGGCACTTGTAGCTACGATGTTACTTACGATACCGGTGCTCAAGCAGAGCTACAAGTTCAAAAACTCAGACATTCATGAGTTCTTAAAATGGTGCGAGTATTTCATTGATTCTTACTGGAGAAAGCAGCCGGGCTGTAAAGATCATTATCTCAATGACGAGATGATACGCCAGCTCTTCATTGAGGAGGAACACTGGGACTTACTGAAAGGATGTGCAGTATGAGAAGTTTATGGATTTATTGAAAGAAGGTAGGAGCGAATGAGCGGAATTAAAGGCTATACAGCAGAAGAAATCGCACGAGATTCAAAGGAAAAACTTATTAGCGATTATGAATTTTGTAAGTGCGATTTAGCTGAAATCAGACAGCGTGAAAAAGAAATTGCAGATATAAGACTTGAGTACAATTCAAAGATAGTAAAGTACAGGATAGAAAGCGTAAATAGGGTTTTGGATTTTATTCGTGATGAATACAAAGCAGGCAGAATTTGCGACCTTGAAATACTATTGTGTCACTGTCAAAACAAGCTAGATGGCAATATTGACGGAATAGAATTAGACCTTGATGAGCATTTAAGAGGAGTTCTCTTTAAGAAAGCTGATAGAAATGGCTAACAAAGACTATGATTGCCATTGTTGGAACGATTATCCGAACGAGAATCATAAATACTACGGATGTTCAGATACACCGAAAAAGAGTGGTAAATGGAAGTGCGTAGATTGTTATGAGTATGTTGGAAAATCAAAATTCGGTGCTACTCATTGTAGGAGAAAAATAAAGGAGCGATGATAATGACGATTGATGAAGCAATACAAAAAGCTAGAGATAATGAAAATAGTTTCAAAAACAATCATAAGCTGAATTTAACATTAAAAAAGAAAAGCCCATACTATGGATTGGACTGCCTTAAAATTTCAGAAGATAACAAACATTTAGCTGAATGGTTAGAGGAATTGAAAGCGTACAGGGCAAATGAGGGAATGTCAGAAAATGTGTATAGATGTGGCTATAAATTTGGCTATAACAAGGCTGTTGACGACACTATAAAATCTATCAAAAAAGAATATGCCTTTACAATCTTGGAAGAAGAAAAGATTGATGAAATAGCCAAACAGTTGAAGAAAGCGAGTGATTCAGAATGAGTAAAGCGTACAGATGTGATGTTTGTGGCAAATTTTGTAGTAATTGTTATAAAATAACAGGTTTTGATATTTACCCTGATGATTACGCAAAAAGAGGCTATTCCTATGTTGATGAAAAGACAGTGATAAGTGACGTGTGCGAAGACTGTTACAACGATATCAAGAACTGCATTCACGATAAGATATTTGAAACAGTTAAAAAGCAGATGAAAGGTTTAATTAACTAAAATTCAAAGAAAGGAATTAAAAATGATTAAGACAGATAAAGGACAGATTGAAATAGAAGGCAATATTGCCAGCGTAATTGCTGACGTTGGGGTTATCTCCAACACAGTCAGGGACACTCTTGTTGAGAACGGAATGCCAAAAGAAATGGCAGAGGAAAGGATAATCGACATAGTCCAGAAAGGATTTATGAGCGAGGAGGAAATAGCAAAAGTAATAGAGGAAAAAATCGCAAGTAATGCAAGTATATTAGGAGGTGCAAGTAAAAAATGATTGAGGTAAAGGATAACAAAGTAAAATTAGGCGGCTCTACTTACGACCTCATGCAAGAGTTCCAGGCAATTGTGCTATGTATGAAAAAGCTGATAGAGGAAGACAACAGAACTGGCATGGAGCCTGGCTATTTCGTCCAAGGACTTGCCTCTCTGGCACTTGGACGAGACTTCTACGCATGGATGAGTTCGGACACACCACCGAAGAATAGTAAGCATGTGCTCTTATCGTTCGAGAACTTCTCAACCCCGCTTGTGGGAAGATATGAGGAGGACAGTCACGGTGGGGCTTACTATATCGGAGACAATACAAGAACCTGCGGTTCGGATGGCGTGATAGTTAATGCATGGATGAATCTGCCAACGCCTTACAGAGACGAGAAGGAGTAGGATGTGTATCGAAGAAATGATAACACAGGTGGGTGCGGCAGCACTAATACAGTTTGAAACTGAACTGTTGGAAAACGCTGAAAAGAACTGGCTACCATCTCAAACAAAGATGCTCAGGGCGCTGATCGAGTGCACGCTGAACGGAACGGACTACTCGGAAGAGTATCAGTTGATGAAGAATGAGTGAAGAATTAAAGCCATGTCCGTTTTGCGACAGAGATGCGGAACAAAGTTGATATATTAAACTAACATTAAGGAAGAAACTGAAAATGATAAACGGAGAATTGATAGTTGACAACTTCGCAGGTGGCGGAGGAGCTTCCACGGGAATAGAACTAGCAACAGGATATAGCGTCGATATAGCTATCAACCACGATCCAGAAGCTATCAAGATGCACAAGGCAAATCACCCGAATACAATGCATTATTGCGAAAATGTGTGGGCGGTTGACCCAGTTAAGGCTTGTAAGGGGCATCCAGTTGGACTTGCCTGGTTTTCCCCAGACTGCAAACATTTTAGTAAGGCAAAAGGCGGTAAGCCAAAAGACAAGAACATTCGAGGACTTGCCTGGGTAGCTTGCAGATGGGCTGGACTTGTAAGACCGAGAGTAATTATGCTGGAGAATGTGGAAGAATTTAAAACATGGGGACCATTAAATAGAGGACATCATCCGATTAAGGCAAAGCAGGGAAAAACATTTGAAAAATTTGTACAGCAGCTAAATGATCTGGGGTACACTGTAGAATTTAAAGAACTGATTGCTGCCGATTATGGTGCACCGACCATGCGAAAGAGATTTTTCATGATCGCCAGGTGTGATGGCAAGCCGATTGTCTGGCCAGAGCCAACACACGGACCGGCAGATAGTGAGGAAGTTAAGAAAGGATTGCTCAAGCCTTATGTTGGAGCATACACACAGTTGGATTTTTCATTGCCCTGCCCGAGTATCTTCGATACTTCAGAAGAAATTAAAGAGAAATACGGCATCCGGGCAGTAAGACCGTTGGCACAAAAGACGATGGACAGGATAGCCAGAGGATTAAAAAAATTCGTTCTTGATAATCCAGAACCATTTATTATCCAGTGCAACCACGGCGGTGAACGTAGACCAAACGATATTAGGGAGCCGATGCCGACCATAACCGGGAAACATGGATACGGGATTGTAGAGCCGTATATGGTACAGATCGGACAGACCGGATTTTCCAAGGACAGAAGTAAGGATGTAAGAGAACCACTTACAACAATCGTAAGTAAAAATGAGCACTGCTTGATAAGTCCTACACTGATCCAGTACCATTCCGAGACAGCACAGGGAGAAGTTCGGGGCCAGACAATAGAAGAACCAATCATGACCGTGGATGGTTCAAACCGCTATGGACTGGTTACATCGTTTTTGAGTAAATTCTATAAGTCGGGAATAGGACAGGACGAAAGAGAACCACTGCATACAATTACAACGTCAGCGGGACATTTTGGAGAAGTAAGAGCGTTTCTGATTAAATATTATGGAGAAGGAACCGGACAGGACATAGAAAAGCCATTAGATACAGTAACATCACGAGATAGATTTGGACTTGTGACGATCAAGGGTGTAGATTATCAGATCGTGGACATAGGGTTGAGGATGTTGGAACCGAAAGAACTGTATGGATGCCAAGGCTTTCCGGATGATTACATAATTGATCACGACTATACCGGAAAAACATATCCAAGGAGTGAACAAGTAAGACGTTGTGGGAACGCTGTTTGTCCACCGATACCGGCTGCCTTGGTCAGAGCAAATTTGCCGGAATTGTGCGTGGCAAAGCGAACACCGAACATGAGAATAGAATCAGAGCAGACCGGGCAACTTCGGTTTGCCTAGGCATTTTTAAATTTTAAAACTAAGTATAAAATACAAGCGATCATTTTAAAGACAGGTGGAAAGGAGCAGTAATGGAGAGATTGACAAAGACATATTCAGACGGAACACATGGAGCTTCTGACAGTTTGCCGTGCGGAGAAAATAGTTACGATTATAAGAGCTTGCTGATAGAAAAGTTAGGCAAATATGAGGACTTAGAGGAACAGAGCAGACTTATCAAGTTGCCTTGCAAATATGTGTGGCGAATTGTTAATAAGAAAAGTCCCAAGTATGCATTCACTATCAAAAGTCCAATAACAGAGCTTGCAATATATGAAATTGAGGATATTGACAAGGAAAATTGCAAGTATTTTTCCACAGAGGAAAAAGCAGAAGCGAGGCTGAAAGAATTGAGAGGTGGAAAGAATGAAGAAAGAAGTTGACGGAGTAGTGGTAGAGACAAAAAGCATTCTAACTGCGCTGAAAATAATCAAGACAGTGTGCGAGGATAACGACTGCCTAACTTGTCCTTTTGGGAAAATTGAAAATGAAAAGGGTTTGTGTCTAGTTAAAGACACAATACCTAGTGTGTGGAATATAAATAAACCTAATGATGTGTGGAGGGCATTGGAATGAGCAAAGTAAAAGAAGAAAGAGTAACTGACTTGTCTATTATCATGGAAATGATAGATAGTAAACCTTATTATAGCGTACAGTACAGAAATGTTGGTGAGAATGGCTACAACATTGGGTACAGCTCATACAATTTAAAAATTGTATTAGAGTTCATTGATGAATATTTTGAAATTGTGGAAAGCAATAAGCAGACCAATGCCAACAGAATAAGGAATATGTCAGATGAAGAGTTAGCGGATGTATTATTTGATAGCTGTCTTGAAGTTATGCACATAGACGAGTGCCCTTACACAGATAATGTAGGGACGTGCAAGAAATGTATTTTAGATTGGCTTCAATCAGAAGCGGAATAGGAGAGAATATGGAAGATAGATACTTATTCAAAGCCAAAAGGCTTGATAATGGAGAATGGGTGCAAGGTAATCTTATTCAAAGCTGTGATGCAACAGATGGATGGGAATCAATTATAATTCCTGTCAAGAATAGTAATATGTTTACAAAACATATTGGACAGGGTTACGGAAACCTTGGATTTGAAAATTGGTACAGAGTTAACCCATCTACAATCTGCCAATGCACAGGCTTGAAAGACGAGACAGGTAAACTGATTTGGGAGAATGATATTGTCAGAGATAAACATGGTAATTGTTATAAAGCCTTTTGGCAGAATAACTATTATCAGTTCTCTTGGATTTGCGTAAAATCAGATATATTTTCAATCGGCGTCAAGTGGGATTTATGGAGTTTTAAGGGTTTTGAAATTGAAGTTATCGGCAACATTTTTGACAATAAAGAGTTATTAGAAAGCGAGTGATGAACCATGACAGATGATGAGATACAAGAGCAGTGGTGCAACGAACAAAGAAAGAAGACAGAACTATGAGTATATGGGGAGACCCTGAGATAGTGAAGGTAGACGGCGAATACAAAGCCTATGTCAAGATACAGAACGATTGGAGTGGAGATGTCGGAGGGTGCCTGAGAGACATCCATATGGACAAGGATGGCAGATACTACTGCAGAGCAGATGGCAGAAGGTGTGACGTTACCAGGATAAGAGGAAGATTTATAAAGCAGGAGCAGGACATAAAGAGTGCAGTCGATTACGCAAAGGAGCACAGAGGATTTTGAGAACAAAGAAGATATGCATAGTATGTGGGAAAGAGTTTGAACCCCGGGTGAATAATCAGAAATGTTGTTCACCTGAATGCTCGGACATTCAGAAAGCCAAAAGAGCCAAGGCTTCATATGAAAAGCACAAGCGCCAGGCAAAGAAGAAAGAAAAGCCCAAGGAAAAAGAAGACCTTGCAAAAGCCAACGAGGTAGCCCGGAACAGTGGCATGAGCTATGGGCAGTACATGGCAGAAAAGTACAGAGCTGAACAGCTCGAGATGATAGGAGAAAGAAAAGTGAAAAGGAAAGAAAGTATATTTGCAGGCAGGCTTAAGCTTGCACTACAGGAAAAAGACATCACTCAAAAAGAGCTTGCCATTAAGTTGAATATATCACCAACTACAATCAACGATTATGTAATAGGCAGGAGAGAGCCGAACGCGAGAACCAAAATAGCAATAGCTCAGACGCTGGGAGTCGGTATAGGCTATCTTCTAGGTAGAGACAGTGTAGGGGTGGACGAGCTCCTAACAATGATTGATGACAAAAAGAACAGCTTAAGCACACCAATAGAAAGACGACTGATCTATCACACGGCCGAGGCAGTGCTGCAGGAGCTGATCCTGACTTACAAGGAGGCACAATGACCAAAGAAAGACTATCTCAACTCTACTACATCACCAAAGAATTGAGGATGTGGGAGGACGAATTAGACGGGCTAAGCACCCAGGCAAGACACCCGATTGATACACCAAGACAGAAAGCGGTATCTGATACCACCGGTAGTGTAGCCACCAGGCGAACCAACCTCGAACACATGATAGCTCACAAGCGAGCAGATCTCGAAAAGGAAAAGAGTGAGCTGACTGCTTACATAGTTGGAATTGAGGACTCGTATATTAGACAGATAATGTATATGAGACACGTTAAGATGTACACATGGCACAAGATTGGCAGTGAACTCAATGTATCACCCGATGCTGCGAGGATAGCACATGATAGATTTTTGAAGGAGAATACATGACCAGAATAGAGGATATGAGAGAAGTTGCTAAATAGGCAGCTTCTTTTATTACACGAAAAAGAGTGTAAAATATGTCAAGAGAAATTGCAAAAGAGAATAAAATACATCATTCACATTACACCTTATAAGGTGTATTATAATATCAGAAACAAGGAAACAAACAACAGAGAGGCAAAATAACATGATTGATGCTGACCATATCGGCAAGACGGTGGAGAAAGAGAGTATACCATGAGAACATTTTTAACAATCAAAAGAGAAGAGAACACAAAGGATAAGTATTATATCGCAGGAGTAATTAACTCTGACATGTATCCAAGCACATACGCATCAGAGAACCCGGACGCACGCATAGTAGAACTGCCTGAGCTTGAGGGCAAGGGCTTTGTTGGATGTCACATCAAACTGTAGAGGGCTTGGTTAAATGATTGTGTATAAAGATATTTTATCCAAGCTATCGGAAGCCGGATATAACACAACAACAATCCGGAAAGAGAAGATTCTATCCGAATCAACTCTGACCAAAATAAGGAATAACGAACCAATAAGACTTGATTCATTGGAAGTGATAAGCAAGCTGACGCATGAGCCGGTTGAAAACTTGGTAGAGTTCAAGTAGTTCGTTCAGTTCGTTTAAAATGAAATATAATGTAAAATATAGGAACCACCCGAAAGGGTGGTTTTTTAGTGCGCAAAAATAGGTGAAGAAAATTGTATAGAAATATAAGAAATTACGAGAACGTGACAAAAATGAATATACAAGGTGTTGGGATGTACGACATACCGGCAATAGCACCGGCAGAGTACCAGGAGGCAGAGCTGATAAGCTTCAACTATGCCAAGTCATGCAAGAGCCCGGCTAATAAGGCAGTACATTTCTTTGTTGATGATTATCAATTCAACAGAGTTTGGAACTGCGCTGATGATTATATCTCAATGCTTAGAAAGTTCAAGTATGTATGTACACCCGACTTTAGTCTGTACACAGACCACCCTAGAGCCATTCAAATTTATAACCACTATAGAAAACATTGGTGTGGTGCTTATTGGCAGGCTCACGGCATCAGAGTAGTGCCAACAATTGGATGGAGTGACGAGGCTAGCTTTGCATGGTGCTTTGACGGAGAGCCAACAGACAGTGTAGTGGCGGTCAGCTCTGTAGGAACACAGAATAGCGAGTACAGCAAGGAACTATTTCTTACCGGATATAGAGAAATGATGAAGAGATTGACCCCGACACACATTATCTTTTATGGCAAGGTGCCAAAAGAGTGTGAGGGAAACATAATCAGAGTTGAGAGCTTATCGGAGAAGCTCAAAAAGTGAGGTACGTTGAATGAGGTATAGAGCACAGATTTTTGGAGGACGCGGAGGCGGTTCCGGTCGTGGTGGCGGTGGAAGCAGCAGGGGGGGCGGTAGCCCTGCAGGTGTAAGTTTCACCGATTCAAAGACCGGTAAAGAATACAATTACTATTTCTACAAAGGCGAGGATGGTAAGAATTACTACAGTACAAGCATAGGCGGACTGCCTAAGCCGACACCAAACAACATGAGCCATGAGGAAATGGTAGAGCGTCTTAAACAGAATACAGGAAATGTTAAGAGTATCAGCAAGACGGAAAAAGCCAAAGCGGAGAAGGCATACAAGGTAGAGAGAGCAGAAGCAGACAGACAGCTCAATAATGCTTATGCAAATGAAAAAGAATTTGTTAAAAGGTCAAGGGCTGTAAGAAAAGGATTGAGGGGCACGAAGAGAGGAATATAGAAAAGAGGTGAGCAGCGTTGAAGCTGACAGAGAAACAAAAAATATTCTGCGATGAATACATAATAAGCCTTAACGCTACTCAGGCGGCAATCAAGGCAGGATATGCAGAGAAGACGGCGTATGCGATAGGCGCTGAGAACCTGAGAAAACCTAAGATTCAAAGCTATATCTCCGAACGGATGGAGCAGAAAGAAAGCTCATTGATAGCCACACAGGATGAAGTGCTCCAATACCTGACGTCGGTACTGAGGGGAGAGAGCCAGACAACAGACACAGTGTTAGTCGGAATTGGTTATGGCTGTCAAGAGGTACAGGAAGTGGAAAAGAAGCCAAGCGAGAAAGACCGGCTCAAGGCAGCAGAACTGCTCGGTAAGAGGTACGGACTGTACACAGATAAGATATCGGCTGATGTTGATATGTCACTTGATATATCAATTGATTACGGTGATGGCGATGAAGATTAAACTGCAAGCCAATAAGAGCTTTAAGAAAGTAGACAGATGCACCAAACGCTACATTGTCATGAAGGGCACTGCCGGAAGCGGTAAGAGCGTGGACACGGCACAAAACTACATCCTGCGCCTGATGAATGACAAGGGCAGAAATCTCTTATGCGTGCGCAAGGTAGATGTTACCAACAGAGACTCGACCTTTGCTGAACTACAAAGTGCAGTCTTTAAGCTGTTTGGGGACAAGTACTCTAATTATTGGTATATCAACGAGTCGGCCATGAAGATGCGTTGCAAGTCTAATGGCAACGAGATTATTTTTCGAGGTGTAAAAGATGATAAGCAAAGAGAAAAGCTCAAGTCAATTTCATTCAAGAAAGGAAAGCTCACTGATGTCTGGATAGAAGAAGCCACAGAGCTGACACAAGCAGATTTTGAGATTATTGACGACCGACTCAGAGGAGAGCTTCCACCCGGACTATTCTATCAGATCCGGCTGACATTCAACCCTGTATCTGCTACCCATTGGATTAAGGCAGTATTTTTTGACCGGGTTGATGAGGATGTAATGACTCACTCGTCAACCTATCTCAATAATCGGTTCATAGATGCAGCATACCACAAGCGTATGCTCAGGCGAAAGGAAGTAGATCCGGAAGGCTATCGGGTGTACGGACTGGGAGAGTGGGGAGAGACAGTAGGCCTTATTCTTCACAATTGGGAAGTTGAGGAAGTATCACAGAACTATGAGGACTACGATGACATAGCAGTAGGACAGGATTTCGGATATAACCACGCTAATGCAATTTATGTATATGGCTATCGAGATGGTGACATATATGTGCTCAAGGGCTTGTATGGATACGAGAAGGACACAAGCGAGTGGATAGCCGAAGCGGGTGAAATCCCAAAAGACAAAGTAATGTGGTGTGACTCGGCAGAGCCTGACCGCATCAAGATGTGGAGAAATGCAGGGTGGAGAGCCCGGGCAGTAAATAAGGAAGCAAACAGCGTTAAGGCTCAAATAGACTGGATCAAGGGCAGACACGTACACATACATCCTTCCTGCACGGACTTCATCAAGGAAATAGAACAGTGGAAATGGAAATACGACGACGTAAGGAACATGTACCTCGATGAGCCGGTACCATTTTTTGATGATGCGATGGCATCACTAAGATACGGCATTGAGGGTTGGCGAAAGCCAAAGGCTCACTTAAATACAGGACTGAAAGGCGGACTATAATGGCAGCACCAGACGTATACAGAATTGCAGACAATCAAATTATGGATGAGATACAGCTTGCAAAGTACATAGCCAAGAACGACGAGAAGGTAGCCCAGAAGTACGAGAAACTGCAAAAGGCTTATAAGACTGACTATGACATTTTTCATCAGGCAAAAAAGCCTGATTACAAGCCGGACAACAGGATAGCTGTCAACTTTGCAAAATATATCACAGATACCATGAACGGCTTTTTTATTGGAATCCCGATAAAGGTGAGCTCAAAGGACAGCTCGGTTGATGACTATATCAACTATCTGGATGTCTACAATGACCAGGACGACAACAATGCAGAGCTTGCCAAGATTATGAAGATATACGGCAGAGGCTATGAGATGTACTTCGTGGACGAAGAGGGAAACGTTGGCATCACATACCTTGACCCGATGGAGTCATTCATGGTCTACGACGAGTCAATACTGATGAGACCTCGATACTTCGTCAGAATCTATAAGGACACTGAGGGAATCCGCCACGGCTCGGTATCAAACGAGACCACAGTACAGTACTTTGACATTGACGGAGGCTTACACTTCCGGACGGATGAGGAAAAAGTACACGGCTTCGACGGAGTTCCGGCAACTGAGTATATAGAGAACTCGGAGAGACAGGGTATCTTTGAATCGGTGCTGTCAATGATTGATGCATACAACAAGGCATTGTCAGAGAAGGCAAACGACGTTGACTACTTCGCAGATGCATACATGAAGATACTCGGAGCCAAGCTCTCAGAACCGGAACTGGAAGCCATAAGAGACATGAGAATTCTTAACTTCGAGGGAGAGGACGGCTCGAAGATTATAGCTGACTTCATGAGCAAGCCAAGCGCTGACACGACACAAGAGAATCTACTGGAGAGAATCGAGAGATTAATCTTTCTAATCTCAATGGTAGCCAATATCAATGATGAGAACTTCGGAACATCGTCAGGCATTGCACTGAAGTATAAGCTTCAGTCAATGAACAATCTAGCAAAGACCGAAGAGCGTAAGTTCACAAGCGGAATGAATCAGAGATACAAGCTCATCTTTTCAAACCCTGTAAGCGGGATGAAAGCGGATGACTGGCTCAAGGTTGATATTAAGTTTACGAGAAACTTCCCAGCAAACGAGCTTGAGGAGTCACAGATAGCCGGTAATCTGTCCGGTATTACATCGAAAGAGACCCAGCTCAAGGTCTTATCAGTCGTTGATAACGTCAATGACGAGCTTGACAAAATCAAAAAAGAGAATGAGCTCGATACAGAGGGTTACGAGGTGAATAGAGGTGTATTGGCAGAACAGACAGAGACAGTTGACCAGGGCCTTGCAGCAGAGCGAGGCAAAGTTAAAGAAGAGATTAACAACGGCATATGATGAGCAGTACTCAAAGCTTGAAAAGGAGATAGCAGCATATTATCAGACTTACGGGGTTGATAATGTAATTGAGTACAGAAAGCTCATGCAGGTGCTACCGGAAAAAGAGTACAACATCCTCATGCGAGACATAGAACTCTTTTGTGTCAGGCATCCGGAATATGCACACCTGGCACCGGCTAGGCGCAGTGCATACATTATCAACAGGCTTGAGGGCTTGCAAATGTCTGTAGAACTTGAACGGCTTGAGCTGATGGCTGAGGAAGAAAGCCAGCTTAAAGCTCATCTCAATGAGATAGACAAGCGAGGCTATGAGGCAGTGATTGAAAAGACCGGGGCAGTTGGTACAGTCAACAGAGATATAGTCAAGGCGGTAGTTAATACCGATTGGAGCAAGTCAGGGAATTTCTCAAGCAAGATATGGACCCGGACAGCCAACCTTGCCAAGGTATTAAACTCCGAAATATCGGCAGGCTTTGCCAGGGGAGATAATTACCAGAAGCTGACCAAGACCCTGAGGCAGAAGTTCAGCGTAAGCCAGAATGAAGCTATGAGGCTAGTGTATACAGAGGGCACTTACGTGCTCAACGAGTCTACGGCTCAAGCAATAGAGCAGACCTTTGACTACTACGCTATAGCCCCAATCGAGGACGGCAAGGCTTGCCAAGTATGTTTAGATATAGCGGCGAGCACCAAGACCAGTCCGGTAAGATATTCGGCAAGAATAGCGGGAGTCAACTTCCCGCCGTTCCACCCTTGGTGCAGGTGTTCAACATACATTGTGATACCAGACAAACAAGCTTGGATTGAGAACTATGTCAGGGCACATGGCGGTGATCCAGCCGTCAGCTCCGAACAGAAAGACAAGGCTAGGGAATTAGTGAGGGCTTTTACATGAGAAAAATAGTAATCTGCGGTGCCAGATGGTGCACCCCATGTAAACACGTACTCAGCACATTGAGAGTACAGGTTGAGCAAGAGTGCCCCGGCACTACTGAATATATAGACCTGCAGGAAGAACCGCAGGCAATTGACAAGTACAAAGTATATAAAATCCCAATGGTGATACTCGAAGAGGACGGAAAGCCCCTGAGGAGCTATGTCGGGACATATCCAAACCATCTTGAAATAGTGAAGTGGTTAAAAGGAGAGCTGAATGATAGAGATTTATGAGACTTCGACAAGTCTGGCAGTGAACGGCCACGCCAATGCAGGAGTTAAGGGCGAGTCGGTACCGTGTGAAGCGGTAACGGCCATGATTAATATGTTCGTGATGGGTGTCGACCATTATCAGAACATTGAGTATGAGCTTGAGAGCGGGCATTTTTACATTAATTTGAAGCAGATAGTATATGTCTGTGACCCGATTCTTGAAGCATTGAAATTAGGCTTGCAATCCGTAGCGGAAGCATATCCGGAATACATCAGCTACGAAAAAGCATAGAACTGGCCAAGCATTGAAGCCATAAAAAGCTATGGAATGACCAAGCGTTGAAGTCGTTAAAAGCCACGGAATATAAGTTAAGCATTGGAACTCTAAACTATGGAAGGAGAAACGACATGAAAAAGAAATTGAACTACTGGACACAGCTCTTCGAGGACGGCACAGACGATACCAAGGGAGCAGATACCAAGAACACAGACACTAAGAGCACTGACGACTCTAAAGACAGCAAAGCGGGCGATGACTCCAAAGACAGCTCCAAGGGAGACGACAAAAAAGGAGAACCCGAAAAGAAGTACACCGATGAGGATGTCAATAGAATCGTTCAGGAAAGGCTCAAGAGAGAGCGCGAGAAGAATGACGAAGCCAAGAAGCTTGAGGGTATGTCAGCTCAGGAGCGTGCAGAGCATGAGAGAGACGCACTCAAAAAGGAACTTGACGAGCTCAAAAAGGCTGACGCACTAAACAAGATGGCACAGGAAGCCCGCAAGATGCTCTCAAATGAGAAAATCAATGTCTCTGACGGCTTAGTTAATATGATGGTAACATCAGAAGCCAAGACCACCAAGGAGAACGTTGACAGCTTCGTCAAGATGTTCAAGGCAGCAGTACAGGACGCAGTTAAGGACAGCCTGAGAGGCAAAGCTCCGGCAACAGGCGGAAGTTCAACTCTGACTCGTGCCGAACTCGATAAGAAACTGGCTGAAATTGCTAGCCCTGTAGAAAGACAGCGATTGATAGCTCAACACATTGACTTATTCACGAAAGGAAAATAACTATGAACAAGAACAGAACTATTGCATACAGAAAGCAGCTCTTCGCACCGGAGACAAACACCACAGTTGCAGCGGACCTTGAGCCGGTCATTTCGATCGACCATACCAACCAGTTGGTAGCAGGCATCAAGTCACTGCTCACAGTACTCGGCATTGTAGACATGAAGCCAATGGCAGAGGGCACTACTGTCAAGATGTACAAGACTACTCAGAAAAATACACCGGATCAGGTTGCAGAGGGTGAGGTTATTGGTCTGACAAAGGTAGAGAGAAAGCTCGTTAAGACTTTTGAACTCGTGCTTAAGAAGTTCAGAAAGTCTACCCCAGCCGAAGCAATCCAGAAGGTTGGTAAGGATAAGGCTGTCAATGAGACTGATACAGTCTTCATGAGAAATATCCAGAAGGGTATCAAGGCTGACTTTTTCGAATTCATCAAGGCAGGCACTGGCACAGCCACAAACCTCGCAGAGAAGAAAGCTACAGCTTCAAACTCTATTCAGGGAGCTATCGCAGGAGTATGGGCTAAGCTCTCAGCTTACTTTGAGGATATGGATGTAGAGCCTATCTACTTCCTCAATCCGCTCGACATCGCTACATATCTTGCCAACACAGCCATCACAGTGCAGACAGCTTTCGGTTTCCAGTACGTGAAGAACTTCCTCGGACTCGGCACTGTAGTACTTGACAACTCCGTAGAAGTCGGCAAGGTGAAGGGTACAGTTAAGCAGAATCTTAACGCTGTATATATCCCAACATCCGGTGCAGTAGGCTCTACTTTCGGTATGACATCAGACGAAACCGGCATGGTGGCTATGAAGCACTTCCTCGATGATAAGACTGCTGCCATCAACACACTTGTGTTCGAGGGTGTGACTTTCTACGCTGAGGATGCATCAGGTATCTTTACAGCTCCGATTGCTGTAGAAGCAGCCACAGTTGCAGCATCTGGCGAACAGCAGAAATAGGAGGTAGCCGATGATAGACAGAGTTAAGGAGAGAATCAAGAAAAGACTATCCGATGAGGAAATCAATGATGATGTCATGGACGAAATCAATCAGATAGTCACTGACCGCTTGTGTCTGCGCCTTGGAGTATCTGAGGATGCTTTTCCGACTCTGTTTGAGTCAATCGTAGTTGATGCTTGCGTCAAAGCATGGCGCAAGTGCTACTACGAGGGTGTATCTTCCGAGGGAGTCGGCAGTCTGTCCAACACGTTCATTGATGATGTGCTCGCAGAATACGCAAGTGAAATTGACAGTTGGGTGAATGCCAACGAAAGCTCGAAGAAAAGGATGGTGCACTTCTTATGATATGGACGAGATTAACCGTATACACCACAGTGGACGGAACAGAGGACGAGCTCGGCAATCCTGTGGAGAATGTAGAGGAACTCTACAACGGCCGTGCACGTATAAGTCCTTGGACAGATTCAAGCGTGCAGGCGAACGGCAGGGAAGTGACCAAGAATGAGATACAGTTCGCGGTCCCTTGCGACTATGAGAAGCTCAAGAATGCCAAAGTTCTTGAAAATAACTGCAAGGCATTCGACATCACGGAAGTGACCGAACTAGCCCCACGCTGGACGCTGATAACAGCCAAGAGGTACAACACATGAGCATACAAGTAAAAGGCACAGACAAGCTTGTAGAAGCGCTCTCTCAGATGTCACAGGCAAGATTCGATGCAGTCTGTCAGGTCTCGGCATCGAACATATACAATCGTGGCAAGGCTGACGGAGGCACACCGGTAGATACGGGCGAGCTGAGGCAGTCGTTAACAATCGGAACTATAGACCACGGCGCAGAAGTTGGATATACCAAGGACTACGCTCCACATGTCGAGTATGGCCACAGGACGCGAGGCAGTGGGTATGTTGAGGGACAAAGATACCTTGAACGTAATGTGGAGAAAGAAAGACCTGAATTTAAGCAGTTACTCATTGATAACATAGAGAGGCTGGTGAAGTGATGCTACAGCAATTCAGCATTATCGAGCTGATAAAGCAGATACAAAAGGCGGTGCTGTCCGGCACCGGTAAAAAATGCTACGACCACGTAGAAAAGGGACAGGCTTCACCATTCTACTATGCAGAGTTGGTTCAGAGTAAGCCTGCTAATACCAAGACCATGTACGTGACAGAGTACACAGTCAATATACATGTGGTGTCAGAGAGTGGCAAGACATCTGTCCCGCTCTTCAAGGAGATACAGGCACTCGAAGAGGCCATGACGGCTGACATTGATATACCAGAGCCTTATGAGCTTATTTATCAGATGTACAATGGTATTCAGTCAGCATACAAAGAAAAAGACACCAACGAGAAACATGCAGTCCTTAACTATACGTTCAAGGTCTGCTACGGCTATATGATGAAGTAAAGGAGATATGAATATGAAATACGAAAAGCAGTTATTCGGAGATGAAACCACCTCAGAGACAACAACAGGCTTTGACAAGGGCGTTTACTGTGACTTTTCAGCGAACGCTGTAAAGGCACTTGCCGGAAAAGACATCTTACTTGCGGTCTGGAATGCAGAAGGCACAGCTATCCGCGCTATCGCAGGTCAGCAGAGCCTTAAGCTCAATCGTTCGGCTGATTCTATTGAGGTAACAACCAAGGACACAGGAGACGGTTGGAAGGCATACATAGCAGGATCTAAGGAGTGGTCAATCGACACGGATGGTCTGTACATCAACACAGATGCATCAATGCAGGCACTCTCTACAGCCTTCGAGAATGGGGACCCGGTATGCATTAAAGTATACAACAAGAAGACCAAAAAGAGCATGTTTGGCGGTCTTGCAGTTACTACAGACTTCCCGCTTGAGGCACCTTATGACGACTCAATGACTTACTCTATCTCACTTAAGGGACAGGGCAAGCTCGTGGATCTGAGCTCTAACCCTGTGACACCTGACACATTACCTGCATAGCAAGCAGGGGCTATATGCCCCTGCCTATTTTTCAAAAAAAGGAGAAAATACAATGTTCGAAGTAAACGGAAAACAGTATGATTTTAAATTTAACACAGAGAGAATTTCAATTATTGAGGCGGCTGCCAAGACAGCCATTATGGGCGAATACTCCAATACCAACGGCTTATTCTCGCTCAAGACTATGAACTCAATGTTCCAGCTCGCAGCTAAAGAGGTAGGCTCTGACAAGTTCCTGGGACAGACAGAGGGTGCCAAGCTCTTCGAGGATGCACTCAAGGAGAGAGGCTATGCCACTATCGCAGTGGAGATTCAGTCAGCTCTCATGAGAGATACACCTTTTTTATTCCAGGCCAATTAATCGCTAACGAGTATTTCAACGAGCCGAACGAAACTCCTGCAGAGAAAGAACTGAGAAGGCCCTACCTGCAGGATATAGATTTTGCTTGGTTCGTTGTTAATTTTAACTATACGAAAGCCGATTATTTGGCTCTAACTCCACGCGAGAAAGCCTTTATATATAAGGCTTACGAGACTAAGACAGTCAATCAATCAACTCTGCTACGAGATACAGTCCTGAACGCTATAAGCAACAGCAAGCGTAGACGAGGGGCGAGTGTGTTCAAGCTATGGAAAAAGCGTGCCAAGAAGGCTGACATATCCACGGTAAGAGACAACATGAAGGTCATAGCAGAGATTGAGAAGAACGATACAGGCTGGATAGATAAGATATATGCAGCCAACGGATGGGCAAGGAAGTAGGTGAAACATGGCTGACTATACATTAAGCGTTGACGTCACGGCGAACGACCACGCGAGCGAGACGTTTAAAAAAATACAGGACAATGCAAAAAATTTCAAATCAACCGTAGAGAATGCCGGACAGTCCATGCAGAAGTTTGGCGAAAAGACAGAATCAGTCGGCAATAATCTCAACAAGTCAGTTACTGCGCCTATAATTGGAGTTGGAACAGCCACAGCAAAGCTTGCCACAGACTTTGGAAGCTCAATGGCCAAGGTCAGTACTATCGCTGACACGACACAGGTACCTATCGGAGACCTGAAAGAGTCTATCCTTAAACTCTCAGATGATACCGGTGTGGCAGCATCTAGCATAGCTGAGTCAGCATATCAGGCTATATCAGCAGGACAGTCAACAGGCGAGGCAATCAACTTTGTTACAGACTCTACGAAACTTGCAAAAGGTGGCTTCACTGATGCAGCCACATCAGTAGACACGTTGACAACAATCCTCAATGCGTATGGCGATAAGGCGGGCGACGTAACAAGCGTATCTGATAAGCTTATCATGACTCAGAACTTAGGAAAGACGACTGTTGACCAGTTGGGCGCTTCAATGGGTAAAATTATCCCAACAGCCAACATGTACGGTGTGAGCCTTGATAATATCACATCTGCTTACGTTACTACCACAAAGAATGGTATCGCTACAGCAGAATCGACAACATACCTTAACAGTATGCTCAACGAACTCGGTAAGGCGGGTACTGATGTATCAGACATGCTGAAAGAGAAGACAGGCAAGTCATTCCAGGAGCTGATGGAATCCGGTATGTCATTAACTGATGTACTCAACATTGTCCAGGAAGCTTGTACGGAATCCGGCAAGTCAATCGGTGATGTGTTCAGTTCACAGGAGGCGGCAAAGGGTGCGGCTACACTTGTACAGCACGCGGACGACTTCAACAGCGCTATGCAGTCTATGGCTAATTCAGCAGGTGCCACCAACGAGGCATTCAATAAGATTGACAGCTCAAACGCGGAGAATTTTGCGAAAGCACTCAACCGCTTGAAAAATGCAGGCATACAGTTCGGAGAGGCAGTAGTACCGGTAGTAGTTCCAGTGTTCACGGAATTGGTAAGCGTTGTTAAAAGCACGGCCGATGCATTCAACAGCCTTCCTGAGCCAATGCAGGATATGGTAGTTAAAGGCTTGGCTATAGCGGCAGCGGTAGGACCGGTAGTAACTGTATTCGGCAAAGTAACAGCAGTGGCAGGCAAGGTAACAAGCGGCTTCGGCTCAATCGCTGGCAAGCTCGGAGGTCTTGGAAGTGCAGCATCATCAGCAAGTGCACCAGTATCAAGCGCGGGAGCGGCAACAGGAAGCCTTGCAAAAAATGCACTCGGACTCATAGCGGCAGGAGCTGGCATCTTATTGGCTTCGGCAGGCTTAGCACTGCTTGCATACTCAGCAATTCAGTTGGCTCAGGCGGGTCCTACAGCAATCTTAACTATGGTTGGAATGGTAGCGGCAATCGCACTGCTTGCAGTAGGAGCAGCGGCATTGGCACCGGCACTCACAGCCGGAGCAGCAGGACTCTTGGCATTCGGTGCGGCTATCCTCATGGTAGGAGCAGGAGTGGCACTGGCGTGTGCCGGTGTGGCTCTACTTGCTACTCAACTACCGACCATATCAGAATATGGACAGTCGGCAGCAGTCGGAATTATAGCTCTCGGTGTGGCTCTGATGTCATTCGCAAGTGGTGCCACTATGGCAGGTGCCGGAGCACTGATTCTTGGTGCTGGCTTATTGGTAGCAGGTGCCGGAGCACTCACAGCGGCGGCAGGAGTAACGCTACTGGCTGTCGGAGTGGTGGCACTTGGTGCAGGCATTATAGTCGTAGCAGCAGGAGTTAATCTCTTGGCAGCAGGGCTTGTGGTATGCGGTGCAGGGCTCGTAGTTGTGTCCAATAATGCGGGTACAGCCACGGCGGGACTTGCAGCATTCACGCTTGCGGTAGCGGCAGCAATTATTCCAATCACGACAGGAGCGGGGGTAACAGCTGCATTCACTGTCACAATGGTAGCACTTGGAGCAAGTCTGACTGTATCGGCAGGAGGAGCCACACTACTTGCAGCAGCACTTCTTGCAGTATCGGCTGAGATGGTAGTCATATCGACTACAGCCAACTCAGCAAGCAACGACCTTAAGAACATGGTCAAATCAATTGACATTGTAGATACAGGAATTAACGGCCTTAAAAAGGTGGCGAGCTCGGGGCTCAAGGCTATAGCTTCAGCGTTCACGGCGGCAACACCGAACGTTACAGCTAAAGCTACCACAATGTCACTGAAAATGGCTGATTCAGTCCACAAGGGCTTCGCAAAGGTGCCGACTTACATCATGACGACCATGACGATGGCAAACACGGTCACTCTGGCTCAGTTCGTGGCAATCAATGCCACTGTATCGGGACAGATGAACCGAATGACCAACACTGTCCGGACATCACTCAACCAGATGAAGAACGCCTTTGCGAGCACGAGGTTCAAGCTCAACACAAGCATGGCTTTGCCACATTTTAGCATGAGCGGTAATTTTAATGCACAGACCAAGGCAGTGCCAAAGGTTCATGTGTCTTGGTATGCCAAGGCTTATGATGAGGCTATGATGTTCAACACTCCTCAGGTGGTGCAGGCGAATGGCTTCGGTGACGGACCAGGCAATGAAGTGGTAAGTGGTGACAGACATCTTGTCGAGCTGTTCAAGGAAGCTCTTGGAAGCTATGGCGGTGGCGATACTATCATCCCGGTATATCTCGGACAGGAGAGAATAGACGAGCTTGTAGTTACTGCAAAACAGCGAAAAGACTTTAGATCGGGAGGTAGATGATGTTAAAAGACTATCCAACGATTATTAATAATACACAGCTCTTTCAGCCGAATAAGTGGGAAGAGACAAGTAAAGTAGTAGAAGAGACATATCAGACTGAGGCTGGCACAGACCAGGTATCAGTCACACGCTATGACAAACTCTCGGTAGATGCTCAATACAGAGTTAATTCAGAATGGCTCAAACAGTTTAAAAAGTGGTCTAAGGTTGACTCACTTGATGCATCAATCTATGACGCTACGGCCAATGGCTATGTCAACAGGGTGATGAGGATGCGAAATTTCAAGGACTCGCCGATTGAGTGGTCAGAGAGAATGGAAGACACTGACGGTATATGGGATGTAAGCTTCAGCTTGGAGGAATTTTAATGTACGAGGTATCAGCAGCATACAAAAAAGCAATGAAAGAGCCAGTACATCGCTTCCTCATCGGTGGAAGTATATCCAACACCACATTCTCTGACCGGAATGTACTGAAAGGCTCATTCTCAATCACTAACCAGTGCTCTGACGATTCGGAGATGAAGATAGGGCAGGTGTATGTCGGTGAGCTCAATGCCACGTTCGTTAATCTCAATGTAGAGAGATACTCTTTGCGGAATAAGCTCATCAAGCCGACATTCAGCCGGAAGACAGTGGACGGATATGAGACTATCCCCCTTGGTATATTCAAGGTGTCAGAGGCATCATGGACAAACTCAGGCATCGTTATCAAGGCTTACGACAACATGGCAGAGCTTGACAAGGGTTGTGATGTTAACTCAGCGAACGGCACACCTTACGAGCTGGCGCTTCTTGCATGCAAGTCGTGTAAATTAGAGCTTGGCACCACCAAGGAAGAATTTAAGAAATTCGCTAATGGAATTGAAAACCTATCTATGGTGGCAGAAAACGACATAGAGACTTGGCGAGACTTTATATCCTGGGTGGCTCAGACCTGCGCTTGCTTCGTCACAGCGGACCGCTTCGGTAAGATAGTGTTCAGAGCTTACGGCGATACTGTAGTAGATACCATAGACTCAAAGCACCGATTCACCGGAGCATCATTCTCGGACTTTGAGACCCGGTACACAGGTCTTTCATGCGTTAATATCGGAGACAAAACCACATCCTATTACGGAATGGAAGTTGACGACGCCCTGACTTATAATCTCGGCTCCAATCCGTTCCTGCAGTATGGTGTGGACGATGCAAAAGAGGAAATGCGCCGGGCAATCCTGCATTCTTTGCAGAATATTTGTTATGTACCATTCAAGGCTTCAATGATTGGAGACCCGGTATATGACCTTGGAGATGTTCTGAGCATGTCAGAGGGTATAGCGGACGGCTCGAAGCTGTACTGCATCACCAAATATACATTCAATTATAATGGCAAGTATGAAGTACAGGGAGTTGGCAAGAACCCGGCTATAGCCAACGCTAAGAGTAAGACGGATAAGAACATCGCAGGACTGTTGAATCAGGACGATGAGAACCTTATCCACTTTACTATTTTTACAAACACCGGTCCGGTGGTGGTAGAGGACAAGTCAAACCAATCTGTCTTTTCGATGCGCTTTATAGCAACAAAGACCACACACGTGGCACTTGATATGGAGATACTGCTCAACGTAGAGACTACGGAAGAGGGCGAGGAGTACCAGTGGGTTGAACACGATGCGGTGGCTAAAGTCCACTATTACATCGACGGAGCAGAAATAGACTTAAGAAAGCCTGTGGAAACATGGCAGGACGGCCAGCACATCCTGACATTAAGATATGACTTGCAGGCAGTAGACGCTGCTATCCATACATGGGATGTGTGGATTGAGATGCAGGGCGGAAGTGCCACTATAGATACTTACGGCATTCACGCGGTAGCAATGGGCCAAGGTCTTGCTGCAGAGAGCGATTGGGACGGAACTATCACGGCATCTGATGAGGTTGACAGATACACATTTAGCCTTGTTAGAGACTTCACAGACTCAGCCAACACGACACTTAACACACCGGCTCGTGCAGTTCCGGGCGACATACTGGCAAGATTCGACTTCACAAATATGTTTGGCCGTATCGCTGACAATAACCAGTCTTACGACAACATGACTACATTCACTCCTTATGTCAATGCAAGCCACGTTAAGACTGATGCGGATTACAACAACACGACAGGATGGCAGGGTACCGGCGAAATTAAAAAGGGTACCAATAAGACGCTCACCACTACAGATGTATACGGAGTCACATCGGTTGAGACTGCATCACAAAACGCTATGTTCTATGCTTCGTTCGACAGTGGCTCTACTTGGGTTGGCTGGACATCTGAGGGCTGGGTTGAGAATGTAACAATGATTAAGAAAGAGATAGAGGCAGTGCCTGAGTCGGCATGGAAACAGTACGACAAGGTAAGATTCAGAGTCTTACTTGAAGGCGGTGCCGCACTCTATGCACTACATCTATACGGAGGTACATTACATGATTAAAGGACATGTAGCAATCGAATTGCACAATCATAAAACGGGCTTACGAGACAGGATCGAGGGCGATAACATGATTACCAATGCACTTGGCTATGCTATCCCGAACGTTATCGGCGCTAATTATAGCGCAGATAACATAATGCCAATATGTCAGAAAGCACTCGGCAGTGTCATGCTCTTCGATGGGCTCCTTACAGAAGATAAGAATAATATTTTCTTCCCAAGCGAGGCTCATTTGGTGGCATCAGCGAATCGGGATCTCAACACCACCGACAGTGATAGAGGCTCGCTCAATGCGGCTGAGTCTTACAAGACTGATACCGGCTATCAGTCTGTGTGGGATTTTTCGACGTCGCAGGCAAACGGCACAATTAAATCACTAGCACTTACACTTAATTCATACGACAAAGACCGGTACTCGGCAATAGCCTACAACTTTGTGTCCCCGTTTATAAGATATGGCATTAAAAATGACAATGGAAGCACTTCATTTTCACCTTATCCTCTTTGCTACGATGCAGATAATCAGATGTTGTACTACATCAGTGATTCAAAAGGTGGCATACAAAGCTATCAGGAGGAAGACGACAACGGGAAAAAAGTTACAAAATATAAAACAGAGTGCCACGTGATTAAGGCTTACGTACCTACAAGCCAATTTAAGCTTACCGACAAATCTGATAATGCGGAATTGGGCGAAGAGGTGGCAACCTTTTATCTTGAAACAGGAACATCTTATACTGATGTAAGAGGGGCAATCTGCAACGGATATGACGGATATGCTTACATGTGTACTCCAATCGGAACAGAAGGCGAAGTTGAACTATACAAGCTCAAGATATCCGACTATAGCTTTGAACTCTCGGAGCCGATTAATTTTACTTGCAAAAGTACAAAAATGTATAACTATTGGGGCAATAGCACAGTTTCCAAAGGATATGCTTACATTATATCGTTAGAGAAAAAATCTATATATATAGTTAATCTTGCTAACCCTGTTGATGTAAGCGAATGTACTTTACCTAATGATTTAGTGGTATACAACAGATTGACGGCTTTGAAAAATGGCGGTGTGGCATTCAGTGTACAAAAGCCTATAAGCGGTACAAGTAGTTATGAACACAGGGGAGCTATTTGTTACCCGGACGGGAAGATAATTGTCAGCAAGTATTATACAACAAACACAAGCACCTCTTACCCAATCTTATATCCGCCGCGACTTTTTACGGACAACCTTATGGCCTTCGGGTTTAACGCGTACAGCGACTCATATACATCACAAGGAGCTCTTGTGAATAATTACCTCGGCACTATCTACAATCTGCCACAGCCGATAGTAAAGACTGCTGCAAGCTCCATGAAGGTAGTATACACGCTGACAGATATAGATTAAGGAGGCAAGCATGGCTAACCTTAAGATACACTTGGATTACAGAGGTTCGAGCAAAATCATAAAGAGACTGTGTCAGACCGTGAACTATCTCTCAGAAGTGGCGAACGGTGACATGCGCAAGGATGTCTACGACAAGAACCACAGCGGTGTAGTGGACAATGCGGAGAAGTTAGAGAATCATCCGGCAAGCTACTTTGCTACAGCATCGGATCTTGAGTCTGTCAGTGGTGTAACTGACAGAGTCAAGGCAACAGAAGACACACTTAAATTGAAAGCAAATGGTCAGAACATTACATTTTCAGTGACTCCGGCCGGGCTGCTTAACGTAAAGAAGGAGGCATAAAATGGCAAACGGAATTGATATACTGTCCGATACCACGGGACAGGCCATAGTTGAGAGCATCAAAGCTCTCGGAAATAAGATAGGCGGCAACAGGTACATCGTGTATGGCTTTCACATCGACGGGAATGACAGTAACCCGGCAACACGCGTAGGATACTTGCTGGATGCAGTCGGAATGATACCTGCACACATGAACTATACAAGCGGTACATTCGACTACGGCTCTTGGGCCGATGCATTCTTCATGCCTCGGCCGTGTATGCTCAAGTTCGACGGTACAGTCGATTATTACCTCAATGAGAATGACCTCACCAAGAAGCTGGACGGTACCGACAGCGATGTCGCTAATATCAGCTATGCCGGAAATGCGATGATGGAGTGGGGAGATGGTACAGACATTATATGGATGAAGATAGAACCGGACAAGGGAGACCCTTACAGCGGTTCAGTGTATATCTCTAACTATCAGGTAGATGCGGGTTATCACTGCTACGCTTTTCAGGATATTAATGGAAACATAATTCCACACTTCTACACTCCAATATATCAAGGATGTGTGGACAGCTCTGGCAGGCTCCGTTCTATATCCGGACAGGCCGTCGGTAGAAATAGAACAGCTCAGCAAGAGATGGATGCAGCCACTAAATGTGGTAATGATTGGTATATTGAGCAGTACGGTGACAGACTGTTGATTAACATGCTCCTGACGCTCATATCTAAGTCCACGGATGCACAGACAACCTTTGGACGTGGATATAGCGAGATGGGCCAGGATGAAGCAGACATGTTGAAGACCGGCTCCACCAATACGAAGGGGCTTTTTTGGGGAGAGAATACAGGAAAGCTCGCAGTAAAAGTATTCGGTATGGAGAATTACTATGGCAATCAGTGGAGAAGAACAGTCGGACTTAACCTTGTGAATGGTACATATAAGACCAAGCTGACACCATCAACGGCAGACGGCTCAACAGTTAAGGGCTATAACACAGACGGCACCGGCTATGTAAGCCTTGGCAACACAGCTCCAAGCGGTACATCGGGCGGATATATCAGCAAGTCACTGTACACAGAACATGGCATAGTGTTTGTTGTAGCAAGTGGCTCATCATCGACTTATGAAGCGGACAGCGGTTGGTTCGACAATGCCATCGTCGCCCTCGCCTATTTCGGTGGCCGCCTGGGTCAGTCGTGGCGGTGCGGTGCTTCTCACGTGAATGTGGCCAACGTGCCTTCGGACTCGTGGTGGTCCGTCGGGGCGGCTCCTTCTTGTAAGCCACGTGCGCATTAAGAAGAGGTGAATGCTACCCTCTCGGGGTAGCAGAGGGGAAACCAAGTTTCCCCTTATTAAACTAAAATAAAAATCAAAGTAAAATATAAAGTAGAAACCCACGTTTAGCAGATGATGTCAGCAATTTTGGAAAATTAAAGAAAATCGTATCAAGCTACGATAGAAAGGCGGCGCAGAATGACGGACTATGCATTAGTTAGCAGTACGGTAGAGCCGAAAGAGATTGATACTGAAAGCTCACCGAACACAGTGTATTTGAGACGGAATATCAAGAAGATATCGGCAAGCGGCACAGAAGGGAGCATGAACTATTCACCGGCACACTATGAGTACGAGGAAAAGACCATGACCTCAAGTGAGTACATGCAGTATCTGATAGCCAAAGAGCAGACCGAAGCAGTTAACAATCACTCGGATCAGGAAGCTATCGACAACTATACCATGCAGTTAATGGAGGAAGGAGTATTATGAGAATCTTAGTCGAAAGTCTTAAGAGACTCTATGAGTCTGGCAGAGTCACAAAGGATCAGCTCAGCAAGAGAGTTGAAAAAGGAATTATCTCGCAGCAGGAGTATGACTACATAGTTGGGGAGCAAACCAATGTATGAGACTATAGCAGAACTTTGTGACATAATCGACAGAATGTCGGAAATAATCAAACGTCAGCAGAGCCTACTTGCAATGCACATGGATGCTGACGAGCTTAACGAACTCATTAGAGAGTCGCAGGAGGCAGAACATGGAAAATGAAGATATTGTAAGAGAGCTTGCTGAACATAGCGAGCGAATCAAGGTGGCCAACAAGAAAATAGCTGATCTCGAAGAACAGCAACAGCACATCCAAGACCTGACATTGTCAGTGCAGGAACTTGCGATCAGCGTTAAGAACATGGTAGAAGTGCAGAAAGAGCATAGTGACAAGCTCGCAGAGCTTGAGGCAAGACCGGCCCAGAACTGGAACACTATGACAAGGACTGCTTTTACTACAATTATATCGGCAATTGCAGGAGCATTGGCTCTTGCATTGGTCAACTCGGTAGCACATTTTATGTAAGGAGGAAATTACTATGAAGAACTGTGTATTTAAACCAAGCGTCAACACTGTTGAATGGCTCAAGGCAGCAGGCGTCAGAGCTGTAAAGACTATGGCTCAGACAGCTCTCGGAACCATCGGAGCTTCCGCCGTGATCTCAGCGGTGGACTGGCGTGTAGTCCTGTCCGCATCGGTCTTATCCGGCGTGGTCAGCATCTTAACATCTATTGCAGGAATCCCGGAGGTGAGCGCTGATGAAAATAATTGATGTATCACATCACAACGGCAACATTGACTGGCAGACAGTCAAGGATAACGTAGATGGTGTAATCTTACACTGTGGCTACGGACAGGACCTTGAAAAGCAGGATGACCCGCGATTCCGAGAATGGGCTACCGAGTGTACAATACTCGGCATTCCATTCGGAGTATACCTCTATTCATACGCCAAGAGCGTAGACGGAATAGAAGGAGAAGCAAAGCATACATTAAGGCTTATCAAGGGCTATAATCTGTCACTCCCTGTATTCTTCGATTCAGAGGAAGTGGGAACCGAAAGCGTAGCTCAGGCATGTGCACTTAAGTATATGGAAATCATCAAGGCAGCAGGCTATGCAGTCGGTATCTATGCAAGTGAGTCTTGGTACAAGTCCTATATGTCGGGTATCAAAGACTGCCCGCTGTGGATTGCTAAGTATGGCGTCAACGACGGACAGCCACACGTCAAGCCAAGCATCGACGGAATATGGGGCTGGCAGTACACTAGCACCGGAACAGTACCGGGCATCGAGGCGGGCAGCCTCGATATCTCAGAATGTTACTCTAATGTTACATCAACACCTCAGAATGCGACACCAAGTCCAACACCGGTGACACCTGCTTCAACACCGGATGAGAGCTGGAAGGGTGACAAGTCAATCTATCTTGAGAATGACTATGTTGAGTCGTGGCAGCACGCCATGAATGTAGGTTTCGATTTAGAGGGAGCTGACCGACTGTCCTGTGACCGCAAGTGGGGTAGAGATTCACAGGCTTTTGCAAGTGCACATAATCTATGGAGTGGACAGATTCATAATTGTCCTACAGCTATCAGGTGGTTAAGGACCATGCTGAGAGAAGTCTACGGATTCACCAAACTTGACGATATCGGCGAGTGGACGGAATACCTTACCGAATGCGTTAAGGTATTCCAGAGGAATAGGGGCTTGACTGTTGATGGAATAGTGGGTAAGATTACAACGTATTGGCTACTTAGCGGGCAAACAATATAAAATTTGCCCCAAATTTGCCCCGAAAAACAATAAACCTAGTAAATTCACGGATTATGGGCTGTGTCTTGTGGGTTCAAGTCCCACTGCCGGCACTATTTGCAAAACCCCGTAAATCCAAGAT